AACAAGGATGCGATTGAGGACATGAACAAGGCGAAGAACGCCACCAGTCCGCTGCGACGCATTGAACGCCTGGTTGTGGACATGAAGTGACGATCCTGCAAATCCCCACGGCGCGCGCGTTTCTGCCGCTGCTGCAGCCAGCGCGCTACAAGGGCGCGCACGGCGGGCGAGGATCAGGGAAGTCGCAGTTCTTCGGCGATCTCTGGCTGGAGGAAAACCTGGCCGAGAAATTCGATTTCGTCTGCCTGCGCGAGACGCTCAAATCGTTGGAGTTCTCGGTCAAAAAGCTGCTGGAAAGCAAAATCGAGAAGTTCAACGCCGGCGCGTACTTCGACGTGCAGGACCGGCGCATCTTCTCGACGCAAGGCGGCGTGACGATTTTCGAGGGCATGCAGAACCACACGGCAGAGTCGATCAAGTCGCTGGAAGGTTTCGACCGCGCCTGGTTCGAAGAGGCACAGAACGCCAGCGACAAGAGTCTGACGCTGTTGCGCCCGACCATCCGCAAGCCGGGATCGCAGCTCTGGTTCGGCTGGAATCCGGACCTCGACACCGATCCGATCGACAAGCTGCTGCGCGGCGAGACGCTGCCGACCGGCGCTGTCGTGGTGCAGGCGAACTACATGGACAACCCGTGGCTGCCCGACGAGCTGCGCGAGGAAATGGAGTTCGACAAGCGGCGCGACCCGGACAAGTACGCGCACGTGTGGCTGGGCCATTACCGCCGCAACAGCGAGGCGCGGGTGTTCCGTAACTGGCGCATCGAAGAGTTTGAGCGCCCGGCCGGCACGGTGCACCGCCTGGGCGCGGACTGGGGCTTCTCGGTCGATCCGTCGGTGCTGGTGCGCTGCGACATCGAAGGCAACCGGTTGTATGTCGACTACGAGGCCTACATGGTGGGCTGCGAGATCGTCAACCTGCCGGAGCTGTTCATGAGCGTGCCGGAAGCGGAGAAATGGCCGATCACCGCCGACTCGGCTAGACCGGAGACGATCAGCCACATGCAGCGCAACGGCTTCCCGAAGATTCGGGCGGCGATCAAGGGCGCCAAGTCGCTCGACGAGGGCGTCGAGTTCCTGAAATCGTTCGACATCATCGTGCACCCGCGCTGCAAGCACCTGATCGACGAGCTGACGCTGTACAGCTACAAGATGGACCCGCTGACCGGCACGGTGTTGCCGGTGCTGGCGGACAAGGACAACCACATCATCGACGCGTTGCGCTATGCCTGCGAAGGCGCGCGGCGCGCCGGCAAGGCGGTACCCGCCTACGACTACACCAAGAGCGCCGCACAGGGCGCGCACATTTAGGAAGCCATGGCTGACATTCTCGCAGACGCGCAAAAGCTGTACCAGGAGTCGCTTGACGCGCAACGGGACCAGCGACGCCAGATCGAAGAGGACTTGATCTTCTCCGATCCGTCGAACCCGCAGCAGTGGGACGAAACCGTGCGCGTCCAGCGCGAGAACGACCCGGGCGGCAAGCGGCCATGCCTAGTGATGGACCAGACCGGCCAATACGTGGCCAACGTCGCCGGCCAGATCGAGAAGCAGCCGCCGGCCATCCATTCGATTCCGGTCGGCGGCGGCGCCGACAAGCAGGCGGCCGAGCAGATCGACGGGCGCTTTCGCCACATCGAGCACGCGTCGAAGGCGGCGGCGCATTACGCTCGGTCCCTGACGTCCGCCGCGCGCTCGGGCGTCGGCTACCTGGTGGTGCGGCCGGAGTACATCGACCGCGCCCTGGGCTGGCAGGAACCGCGCATCAGCAGCGAGCCGGATCCGCTGAAGGTGGTGTTCGACCCATGGAGCACCGAAACGGACGGCGCCGATGCCGACTTCGGCTTCATCTTGACGCCGATGAGCGTGCGCGACTTCGACCGGCGCTGGACCGGCAAGGACCCCAAGGACTTCGGCGACACCGAAGCGAACCGCAAGCAGGACACCCGCAAGTCGGTGCTGGTGGTCGAGCAATGGGCGAAGGATTCGAGGTCACGCAACATCCTCGTCTACACCGACGCCGATGGGCATGAAGCGGCGGGCGGCGAAGACGAGTACTTCGCCGCGTGCCATGCCGCCGGACGTACCCTGCCCTTCATCCGCAACTATCTCGACAAGACGCAGCTGGTGAAGTGGCGCCGCATGTCGGGCGCCGACGTGCTCGAGGAGTCCGAGTATCAGGCCGACAGCATTGGCATCGTGCCGGTGTACGGCTACGTTGGCTTTGCCGATGGGCGGATGACGTATTGCGGCATCCCGCGCCGGGCCCGGGCGGCGCAGCAGGCTTACAACTATCACAAGTCCGAGCTGCTGATGCCTGGCGCGCAGCTGATGGCGTCGAAGCGCGCGCTGGCCGGCGTCGAGCCGATCTGGGACCGTGCGCAGGTCCAGCGCAGGGCTTTCCTGCCCTACAACGATTACGACGATGAAGGCGCAGTGCACGCGCCGACGCTGATCAAGACCGGGTCGTCGCTGGTCGACCACGCCGCAGGAGCGGAAGGTGCGCTGCGTGACATCCAGGCGTCGATTGGCATGTACCAGGCGAACCTGGGCGCGCAGTCGAACGAGACGTCGGGTGTGGCGATCGAGTCGCGCAAGCAGCAGGGTGAGGCCTCCACCGCGCACTTCCCTTCGCACATGGCCGCTTCCCTCGGCCAGGTCGGCAACATCGTCATGCAGATGGACGCCAGGCTGGCCGATACGCGCCGCAAGCAGCCGATCATCGGCGTCGACGGCTCGGCCGGATCGGTCACGGTCAACCCAGACCAGAAGGAATCGTTCGTGCGCGGCCCGGAAGGCGTGACGATCAACCCCAACGTCGGCAAATACGGCGTGCGGGTGGTGGTGGGCGCCAGCTACAGCACCCAGCGCACCCAGACCAACGCCGCATTCGCCGAGATCATGCGGGGCAACAAGGAGCTGGCGCCGACCGTCGCGCCGTTCTGGGCGCAGACGCTCGACTTCCCGGGCTCGGACAAGTTCGCGCAGGCCATGGCAGCGATGGCCCCGGCGCCGGTCAAGTCGATCCTCCAGCCTGAAGGTCAGGACCAGGCGCCCGACCCGGCCAAGATGGCGCAGCAGCTCGACGAAATGAAAAAGGCGCTCGAGGAGGCGCTGCAGCATGCCCACGAAGCGCAGGAAGACGCCGACGCCGCCATCGCCAGCGAGGCAGACGCCAAGCGCATGGCCGCGGTGAAAGAACGCGAGCTCGACATTCAGGCGTACAACGCCGAGACCGCACGCCTCAAGGTCACCGGCGCCAATGAAGAGCAGATGCGGGCGATCACCACCGGCCTGATCAACGAAATGCTGAGCCAGCCCGCGCCGCTGCCGGGCGACCCGGACCCGACCGCGCCAGCGGCGCCAGCCCAGCAAGCCGAGCCGCAGCAACCGGCCCAGCCCCAACTTGAACCGGATCTAGCGCAGCAGGAAGCGCAGGATCCGGCACAGCAACCAGAATTTCCACAACCCGCGCCAGGAGCGCAACCGACATGACCATTGAAGACACGAGCCTTGCCATCGCAGCACCCGCGGCAGGCCAGACTGACGGCAATACCATCGAGGGCGCGGCCCGGGAAGTGGTCACGCCACCGGTAGACGGCGAAACCAAGCCCGAAGGTGAAACCAAGCCCGAAGGCGAAGCGAAGCCGGAGAAGACCCCCGAGCAGCGCGAGATCGAGCGCCTGCGCCGGGGCATCGACCGCCGCACCCGTCAGCTGGCGGAGGCGCGCGCGCAGCAGCAGCAACCGAAGCAGCAGGAAACCCATCAACCCGCCGACGATAGCGAACCCCAGACGTACACTCGCGCACAGATTCAGGAAATGGTCACTGCCGAAGCCCGCAAGCTCGCGCCGACCCTTCGTGAAGAAGCCGCCGAAGGTGAGCGCCGCCAGGGTGTTGTTGATTCGTTGGCTAAGACCTGGGGGCAGGAAAAATTTGACGAAGTCTCGTCCGAGCTGGACGACATCTTCGGCGGGCTCATCGACCGTAGCGGCAGGCCCAAGCCAGCCATCGAAGCGGTCTTCGAATCCGACTCACCGGCAGCGGTGATCGAGTGGCTGACCGACCCCGACAACGTCGACGAAGCCGAGCGGATTTCGCGCCTGAGCGCAGCACAAGCAGGGCGCGCGATCGCCAAGCTCGAGCTGACGATCGCGGCGGCGAAAGCAGCCGGCAAGCCGCAACCATCCAAAGCGCCCGCGCCACTGGAAGCAGTGCGCGGGCAAGGCAGCGTAACCGGAGCGCCAAATCCATCCGATACCAAGGCGTGGATCAACTGGCGCAACGAACAAGAACGAAAAGGACTGTAAATCATGGCAAACGCCCTCCTCACCTCCACCGTGGTCACCAATGAAGTGCTGCGGATCGCTCACAACGCCTCGGCGTTCCTGGGCAATGTCAACTCGGACTACAAAGACGCATGGACCGGCCAGGTCAAACCCGGCAGCGTCGTCAAGGCGCGCGCGCCGGTCCAGTTCACCCACCGCGATGGCGAAACCGCCAGCGTACAGGACGTGACCGAGCGCACCGTCGATGTGCCCGCGGGCCTGAAACTGGCGGCGCTGCTGGATTATCGCGTCGCATCGCTGATGAAGAACGGCTTCCACCAGATCATCGGCACGCCCGGCACGCCGCCCGCCACCATCGCCGACATCCTGCAGGCGCAGGTGCCGATGGACCGCATGAGCGTGCCGCGCGACGGCCAGCGCATGGCGGCGATCGAGCCGGGCGCCAACGCGACCATCGTGGCCGGCCTGGCGACGCTGTTCAACAACAAGGAAATGCTGGGCGACCAGTACAAGACCGGTGTGTTGAAGACCGGCCTCGGCCTCGACTTCGCCATGTCGCAGAACGTGCCGTCGCACACCGTCGGCCCGCTGGGCGGCGTCCCGCTGGTCAATGGTGCCAACCAGGGCCTGATCAACGGCGGCGCGACGGATAACCCGTACGCTGCGACCACCGCCTTCCTGCTCAAGGGCTGGACCGCTGCCGCTGCTGCCCGACTGAACCAGGGCGACACCTTCACAATTGCCGGCGTGTTCTCGGTCAACCCCGAGACCAAGGCGTCGACCGGCGTGCTGCAGTCGTTCCTGGTGGTCGGTCCGACCGCAGCCGCCCCTGGCCCGGTGTCGTCGGACGGCGCCGGCAACATGACGGTGGCGATCAGCCCCGCCATCATCGCCGGTGGCGCGTACCAGAACGTCACCGCGCGCCCGGCCGACAGCGCGG